GTCAGCATTCGGGGTTGAGCACGGCGAGATCTACAAGAGCGTGGCTAGAGGAATCAAGCAGGTCCAGAACATCAGCACGCGGACGGTCTTTCCCGTAGGCACCAAGAAGACGCCCGCTCGGGTACTTCAGGCGCAGCGCAAGGTTGGCGAGAACAGCAAGCGTGCAGCCAACAAACTTCGTGGAGATCAGCACAGGAAGTTTCTGGACAGTTGGGGAGAGTACGAGGCTCCCAAGAGTCCCCTAGCGAACATGCCTAAGTACGGAGCCTAGTCAAGCAAGGCCCAACGCCCTCGGGCGTGATCTGAGGAGGATCAAGTGGCAACCAAGTACTTCGCGCGCAAGCCCATCAACCACAAGGGCACCTTCTACCGTCCCGGCGACGAGATCACCGGCTTCACCGGCTGGTGGAGGTACTGGCAGTACCTGCGGTACGCACGGGTCAATCAGGTGGACACGGCTGTCGCCCCTGCTATCACCCTCGTCACCGTTGGCGACAAGACCCTGACGCTCACGGTCACCACAGCGCCTACTGCCGAGGATCCCTTCACCAACTTCGAGTACCAGTTGGACGGTGGCTCGTGGGTGGCCTTCGACCCGGTAGACATCGAGTCCCCATTCGTCATCACTGGTCTGACCAACGGAACGACCTACTCGGTCTGCGTCCGGGCTGACAACAAGGCAGGAGCAGGTCTGACCTCTGTACCCGCGCTGGGTACTCCTCGTACCGTCCCGGCCAAGCCCACTGCTCTGGTGGCTACCCCCGGCGACGGCTCGGCTTCCATCGCCTTCACTGCTGGTGACGACGGTGGCTCAGGCATCACCAACTACAAGTATCGGATCGGTACGGGGTCGTGGGTGGCGTTCTCCCCTGCCGACTTCTCCACTCCTGTCGTCATCACGGGCCTGACCAATGACGTTGAGGTGTCCATCACCCTGCGGGCGGTCAACCCTGCTGGCGACGGAGCAATCTCCGATCCCGTTCTCGTCACCCCGACTGTCTAGGAGTAGACATGCAGTCAGCATTCGGCGTTGAGCATGGAGCGATCTCCAAGGCTGGGCCTGCCCAGATGGTCCTTCCGGGCATGGAGAAGATCGCCGGGGCAGTCAAGAAGCCACCCAAGCCAGCAGGCCTTCCCGGAACCAACATGAGGATGGGCACTCCCAAGATGGCCACCAACGCCGCCACCAAGAACTTTGGGCACGCCCGAAAGGGTGGCGCGGGGATTCTTTCCGCTACCGGCAGCGCGTTCAAGGCTGGGGTCAGAGCGGCTCCCGGAACATCAGCGGTAGCAGGAGCAGGATTGACTGCAACCGCTGGTCTGGGCGCTGGCATGGCTCTGAAGCCCAACAACTAGGAGGAACCGTGTTCGTTGCCCGACGCCCCTTCCTGCACAACGGCAAGAACTACGCTCCCGGAGATATCGTCAAGGGGTACCCGAAGGATTTCGGGTATCGATCTGAGTCCTTCATTCGCGGAGGCCTGATCGTAGAGAAGGCAGACAAGCGTCCGCGCAAGGTTGTGATGGAAGAGGTCAAGCCGGAATGATCTCCGCGTTCGGTGTTGAGCATGGGCTGGTCAGCAAGGCTGACCAGAGGTCGGTCCCAGACTGGGCGTCCGGGGCCATCCCTGCATCAACTGCGCGGGCGTACTCACACGCGGAGAAGAAGAAGGCCAGTGCCGCTTCTCGCAACTTCGTCTACAGCAGCGCTGGGACGGCAGCCGGAACGCTGGCAGGAGCCAGCCTTGTTGGTCTGGCGTTCAAGAAGGCCAAGCCGCTGAAGTACATGCCGAAGACCTTCTACCGGTCCACCAAGAACGTGAAGTTGCCCTTCTCCAAGCCGACCACCATTGGCAGCGGAGAGAAGCAGCGGTGGCTTGGCATGACAGTCGCGGCCCCTGCTGGCGCACTGGGTGGCGGCATTGCCGGTGCCGCGCACCTCAAGCACATGCGCAAGGACCCCAAGTACGCATTCAAGGAGGACGAGCAATGACGTGGAGTTACAGCGGCGATCCCGCTGATGACGATCTCAACGCCATCCGGTTCTTCGTTCAGGACACCGACTCTGAGGACCCGCTGATCTCTGACGAGGAGATCGAGTTCCTCTACAAGTTGTGGACGCCGGTCTACGGCAACAACATGATGGTCGCCTCCATGGTCGCTGAGGCCATCGCTGCCAAGTTCACCCGTGAGGTCGCCTATGGTGCTGACGGGGTCAGCGTGGGCGTGGAGCAACTCCAGCAGAAGTACAACGATCTAGCCTCCTCCCTGAGGGACCAGTACAAGCAGTACGACATCGGAGCCGGTGTCATGCTGCAGGGCGTCCTGTACTCCGATCAGATCGACCCGATGATCAAGCCGACAGTCTTCTCGATTGGGATGAACGACAACCAGCGTGCTGGGCAGCAGGAGTACGGCGGCGTCTACCCGGTGGAGATCCCCGAGATCAAGGGCTCTTGGTAATGCCACGGACCATCTCCAAGCGCTCAGTTGCCTACGTGAGACGGGCGGCTGAGTACCAGTTCGACTGCACCATCCGGATCACTCGCAATGGGGAGCCTGCCTTCAACACCACCACCGGCTCCTACAACACGGTCTCCACGACGGTCTACGAGGGAAACGCGCGGATCTGGGAACTGGACGATGCTGGAGCCATCTCTGTGGGAGAGGCGACCTTCCCGCTGCGGTCCACCTACTGCTCCATCCCGTGGGACCACCAGCCTGTCCCCCACAACGACGACACCATCGAGATCCTGACCATGCCGGATGACCCTGACCTGCCGGGTCGCACCTTCCGAATCATGGCTGTGGACGGTGGCGGTCACATGCGGGCCACTCGCCGGATGCACATCACCGGCATCGTTGAGAATGCGCACTTCAATGGTTAACGCGGCGTCGATAGACCTGTCCAATCTGGCCAAGGATCTGATGGCGGCTGGCACGAGCATCAACGTGGCTGCCCAGAAGGTCATTCAGGACACAGCCATGAGGGTGCAGTCCGAGGCCCAGAGCCGCGCTCCCGTGAAGTCAGGGCGACTGCGGAACTCCATCTCGATCAAGTACCCCAACCCCCTGACAGCCATCATCGGCCCTCAGGTGGAGTACGGGGTCTATCAGGAGTTCGGCACAGGATCACGGGGAGAGTTCCCCACAGGCCCCTACAAGATCACCGCCAAGCCGGGAAAACTCCTGAGGTTCAAGGTGGGGGCCAAGATCGTCTATGCCCGCTCCGTGACCCATCCGGGCGTACGCGCTCGCCACTACATGCGAGACGCCGTGGAGGCCACTCTCGGATCAGAGTTGCTAGGGCAGATGGCTGCTGCTGGGCAGGCCCAGATCATCAGGGGGCCAAATGCTTGAGAGAAGGCTCCTGAGCGCCGCCATCGTGTCCGCCATAGAGACAGACACCTCCATGCCCACTGGGCTCGCTCACGCCCCTCAGGGAGGCGGCTGGAACGGTCAGCCCAACCTTGATGCCACTGACTTCGTGGCTTACGCCGTAGTGACCCCTCAGACAGCCACGCTGGCCTCTGGGCCGCTCTCGGACCCTCAGGCCGACAGGCTTCTACCCTACGCAATCTCCAGTTTTGGTGTGTCACCCGAGCAGACCGAATGGATGGCCGACAAGGCTCGGGTAGCGGTGGAGGAACTCAAGAAGACGCAGGTCGTCTTGGGGGATGCCACCTACACGATTCAGCAGGTCAGGACCGATGTTGTAGGTGGTTTGACCCGCGTAGATACCACTGAACCCGCGTACTGGGGGCAGGTGGATGTTCTGACACTCTGGATCACAAGGTGAAGTGACGAGGGTGAAATGATTAGTACAGCAGCCCGACTACAGGAGGAACAATCATGGGCAGGATTATCCCAAATGAGGAGACGTGGGTCGGGTTTGCTGCCGCCATCGCAGACGCAGACCTCAACCCCACCGAGGCAGAGTGCGCGGGTGCACTTGACCTGACCCCCATGCTGATGAGCATCAATGCGTCAGCACAGGGCAATCAGGTTCCGACCCCGTCCTTTGACTCACTCTTCGAGACCAGCATCATCGGTACCTCTCAGGCGACGTTCTCGGCTGACTTCTACCGCGACGACACCAACGATCTCGCGTGGATCAACCTTCCGCGCGCGGCCAAGGGTTACATGATCATCTCTCGCTTCGGTGGCTCTGGCACTGACCAGATCCCCGTGAACGGCGACTCCTGCGAGGTATGGCCCGTTGAGGTCGTCTCCCGCACTGCCGCTGCTCTGGCCAACAACACGGTCCAGACGTTCACGGTCACCTGCGCGGTGAACATCAAGCCCAACGAGAACGCTTCGGTCACTGGTGGCGGCGCTGCCGTTCCCTCGGTTCCGCGCAACCTCTCCGGTACTGCTGGCGCTTCCGGCGTCCTCGTGCTGGACTGGGACGCTCCGGTCTTCGGCGCTCCGATCACCTCGTACGACGTCTACACGGGCGCAACGCTCAACGGCTCGTACACCAAGGTTGTGGCGAACATCGTCAAGGTCGGCACCACGGCGACCCTGTCCAGCCTCACCCCCGGTGGCTCGGCTTACTACCGGATCTCGGCAAGCAACGGAACTGGTGAAGGCCCGCAGACCAGCCCCGGAATCTCTTACGCCAGCGGGGCCTAACAACTGAAGGAGGTTCCTGAATGCCCACTCAGGAGTCCAGCGTCACCGTCCGCCGCAAGCAGAGCGCCCAGTCCAAGAGGGCGACTCTGGAGATGTTGCGGAGCAAGAAGCGTCAGGAGAAGGAACTCAACATCCTTCTTCCGACATCAGACGGCAAGAAAGAGGAGGTCTCACTCCTGTTCCAGTCCATTGGGGCGCAGGAGTGGGATCGACTCGTTTCCAAGTTCCCTCCCACCTCAGAGCAGAAACTCGAAGGCGCTGGCTTCAACATGCACACCTTCGCCCCTGCTCTTCTCGCTCAGACCTGCGTGGAGCCTGCGCTGACCGAGGAGGACTGGAAGGAAATCTGGAACTCCCCTGACTGGAACCGTGGCGAGGTCGTCCAGTTGTATATGACGGCTGTCGAACTCTGCTCCACAGGGATGGACATCCCTTTCAGCGGGAGAGACTGAGGTATGACCACGCTCTGAGGTTGGAGATGTCCTACTGCCACGAGAAGGGCATCCCACACTCAGAGTTCCTTGACTGGCTGCCAGAGGACCGAGCCAAGACCATTGCCTTCATCCTCGAAGAGGCAGGCAAGTGCGGCTTGTGCGGTACGGCAGAATGGGAGTGGGAAGCCGACCGGCGTGCTTACACACCAGTGGAGAAGGTCTGCATGGGCTGCTACTTGAAGCACATGGCGGGCGAGGGGGCTGGGCAGATGCCCGGTACCACGATTGTTCTTGAGCCTTCACACAGCCATAAGTCTCTCAAGCGGCTGTCGAAGATGAAGAAGGAACGCCGTGGCCGATGACACCCGCACTGCGAATGTAGAACTGACTGCCGATGTAAGCCAGTACACGGCTCAGATGGGTCAGGCATACGACCAGACCAACCTGATGATCAAGGCTGTCAACCAACTGACGACCTCCCTTGACGGGATGACGAAGAAGATCGGCAAGAAGTTGCTGCTCTTCTCCGCTGCCGATACTGCTGCCCTCATAGGCATGACTGCCCTGACGGCTAGGTACGAGAAGCAGTTGTCCACCCTGCGGGCGCAGACCGAGATCGCCAACAAGTCGTTCAACACCTACAAGCAGGGCATCACCAACCTGTCCAAGGAACTCCCCAAGACCCGTGGAGAACTCGTCCAACTGGTCACCCAGATCGAGCATCTGGGCATCACCTCTGAGCGAGAGACGCTCAAGTTCGCCCGAGTCTTCACCAACCTGTCCGGTGCCACTGGGGACGACGTTGCCTCTCTGACTCAGGGAATGATCGAACTGGGTCGTGCCATGGGCACCCTCGGTGGCGGCGCGGGTCAGATGGAGAAGTTCAGCGACTCTCTGACGACTGTCAGCGCCGAGGCCGGTGTGGCAGCCACCTCCGTGGTCAACTTCGCCAACAGCATCTCCCCCTTTGCTCGCGCTGCCGGTATCGGTGAGGCAGCCC